CGTTTTGGAAGAATTTGAGTGCCCCAAGAACATATTGATGTTACCCAAAGCAGGACCAGGTAAACCGCAACTACTATGAAAAGCTTCATCGACTTCATAGAACTCCGTGTCTTTGTATTTAGTTTTTGTAGAATACTTATCTTTGATTGCATCTAATGAAAATTCTTTTTTCTTTATTGCCATAAATGTCTATTCGTTTAAATTGTTTGTATAAAAATAAGAATGGATGGACACTTTGTCAATTCAAGTGTCCATCCATATAAATTAGAATGGTAAGTCACCATCAGGTTCAGCATCTGCCTGAGGGTCAGAGATTGTCATACCTCCACCAACACTCATTTCTGATGCCTCATCACCGTAAACATATTTACCTAATTCTGAAGACCATCTTGGAGTTTCTCCACGAGCAATAGCTTCCAAATATTCAACAGGTTTTTTAGAGTAAACGTCAGCCCAAGTAAGTGGGTCTTCAGTCCATGTCTTAGCAGTTTCCGCATCTGTGTGAACAGGAGATGGGTCGTCATGCATTACAGTTTGAATAACTGTGTAAGTCGCTCCTTTTGGAGTCTTAGCCTTAGCCAACTCAATGATTAAATCACGACCATTAACAGGGTCAGTAATATCACCTTTAGCCTTCCAAATTGGGATGATTTTGTCAAGAATACCTTCGTTCTTGTAGTTGTGTTTAAATCTCCAAAACTTCACTCCATCCGCTTCGTTATCTCGGTCAATAACCTTAACGATGTAGAATTTACGTGGTTTGTAAGATTTAGCAAGTTCCTTATCGGACTCTTTACCTGTTGACATCAATTCGTCATGAATTTCAGTCAAAGGTGAACGCTCGTTATCGTTTTTACCTGGGTCATAGATTTTATTCCATTTACCCTCAACTTGTACCTCATGGTACCATACCTCTTTAAAAGGTGATGACCCATCAGGGGTTGGTAAAATACGAAGACGTTTCTGTCCCGATGTTTCATTCTGCGTCAATATCGCCGCAAAATATTTCTTCATTCTGTCTTCTTGAGACATTTTGTTTGTAGAGTTTCCTCCACTTTTCGCTTTTTCATACTGAGCGAGTACAGCATCAAGTGAATTTGTCGCCATGATATATATAAATTAATAGTTAATAAACAAATGTAAGTGTGTCAGCCGTTTTTGTCAAATACTAATTAGTATTTTTTGAATTCTTGGTCAGTAGCCTGTGTGAAACTTCCTCTGATTTCATCAGGACTAAAGTCCTCAACTTCATCAGAAGTTAGAATATACTCTTTTCCTGTCGCTTCTAAATCTTCTTCTTTATCTTGAAAGAATTGAGATAGTTTCTGATTAAATGGTGCAGAATCAATACTTCTAAGTTCCAATTTTTCTTCAGGACTTTTAACTCTATATTTTTCAATTTTAGCTTCAATATCGTTTAATTTATTTACGATTGAGTCCATATCAGTTAATCTACTTTCTAAATCTTGTAATTGTTTAAATAAATTTTCAAAGTACTCTTCTTGTTTCCCCTCAATATTTTTTTGAGATGTAACTAAATCTGTGACTTCAATTTCTTCATCACCTTTATCGTCTTTCTTTTTACTTTTTTCGTCACCAATTTTTTCAACATCCGGGTCTTTAGCAACATCAACTTTATTAGCGTCTTCAGCAGGTGCAGGTGCAGGTGCCGCAGCATCAGGTGCAGGTGGTGGTGGTGGAACAGCTCCAGCATCAGGTGCGGGTGGAGGTGGTGGCGGTGGTGGAACAGGTTGTTCCATTAAGTAATTATTAATACTTTTGTGTCTTGCCAATTCAGACAATATTTTTTCAGATATTTTATTAGCCATTTAGAAGTTGTTTAAATCCGTTATTAGTTTCTACTTTTATTTTTTTGTTTGTTTGATATGTGTTGTCAACTCTTTCAATAAGACCATCTTTCATTCTTACTGTATAACAATCTCCAGTATCTAAATCACAAACTTCTTTAAATCCATTACCATTATCCTTTTCAGTAATTCTTGCTTGTTTACCAAGATAATTATTAATTGCAGTTTTAATGTCCATAACTTTTTTTTATATAAATATCAATGTTATTATAAAATTTCAAAAGTAATTAAAATGTAGGTAATGGTGTAAAATTACTTTTAGCCAAATTCAATGATTTTTTTACTTTTAATTCTAATTCATTAAATGAATATGGGTCAGTTTGTTTAAGTTGAGTATACATGTCATTTGCGAAATTAGGCCAATAGTTAGTCCAAATTGTTGTCATTTGTTTAATTAAAACTGCATTAACTTCTAAAGAAGTAAAGTCGTTTGACCTTGATTGTAATTTTTTACCTATAAATTCAATATTTTTATCTATCGTATCAAATGACATATAAGCCGTTGACGCCCCTCCCAAACTTTCTAAACATATAAATTTCTTTTTGGGTAACTTCATTAAATCACCTCCGTATTCAGTATCTAATGGTATATTACCAAAGTTATTATTAAAAGAACTCAGTTTACCTTCTTGTAAATTAGCAACATATACAATAGAGAATATTATAAACCAAAGATTTTGGTTTTCGGTAACTTTCTTTTGATAATCAACCAAAGCCGTATCGGTTGGTCTTGGGAAGACTTGTTCAATTTTTTTAATTAAAGCGTTAACTGAAGTTGTTGTTTGTTTTGGAGTGTCTGTTTGGAAAGTATTGTATTTTTCATTAGGTTTACAAGCTTGGTTTTGTGTTGGTCGTTTACCACCTTTAAAGTTAATAATCTTATTATCCCTTTCACTATATACTGTAGCAGCACCTTGTGATTTTTCCTGAGCATTCTTAGTTTCGTTTAATATTTTTTCTAAAACTTGTATTTTTAAACTTTGTAGATAATCCGTAATTTTTTTAATTGAATACACAGGAACTCTTCTACCTATAAATTGGGTCCCAAAAGATGTTGTAGTTATAGAATGACTTACCTCATTAATTTGATACGTTCCTCTAAATAATGGGACATTCTTTAAATAAAAAAACATTTTTGGTTGTAATAAAGCATTACCCATAGCACTGACTGAGACATCATATGATTGTCCCTTGTAGAAGTTATATAAAGAGACACTTTGTGACGCACTCTTCTTACCTGATGACGCTTCAATAACGTCCAATTGATTCTGAACTGTTACAATATTTTTACCTCCAGTTCTTGAGCTTATGTTCATATTTTTGAACACATTCTGATTTTGATTTGAAAAATCTACAACAAATCCAACAACTTTACTTGAAAGCGCAAAATCAGCTTTATTTGTAATATCTTCTCTTAAAGGATTATTTTCAACTTTAATTAAATCAAAAGAATCGTTTGAAAATTTATAATTATCATTTGGGGTGTCAATATATTTCGAGTCCATGTCATTGAACTCACATATAATCTTAGCGGTAGTATCTTGTGTATCAATTGTAGTAAAAGTACCAAACAAAGCGTTTGCCACATCTGAAGTCCCAACAAATTTTGGGTTAATATTATCTCCGGGTCTTTGTACTCCGTAATAATTACAAAAAGCCATGTTTTGAGTTACAGAAAAATTTTCATGGTTTAATATTTCTTGTATAATACTAAATACTGGATTTTCCTTTAAAGCCCCCGATAAAATATTTTTAACGTGATTAACATCACAATATATTTCAGCCCCAATATTTCTACCCGCTCTGTCAAAAAATACAATATCCTCAAACAATGTATGAGCAGGATTTAAATAATCACTACCAGATATCCATCCATCATTTAAATTTTTAAATCTATCATACATTTCAACTTTTTGAGGATTAGATTGATACACAGTCTCAAGTACAGATAATGAACCCACATTAACATTCGGTAATCCTTTTCTAACACTAATTAAAGTGTCATTTAAAATTTGTTTACTTAAATCCAATGAATTAGAGAAAAATGTTGTAATATAATCTTTAAATAAATTAACATGTTGATTCGAATCATTAGGTATTAATGATGAATTTTCTATTTTTCTAGTTGCATATAATTTAACAAGTGGTGCAAATTTAATTACATTTTCTTCAGTAAATTCAACATCAAACTGTACAAAGAAATCAAATAAGAAAGAAGTGTTATAAGATTCATAATCTAATTCAGGAATACTACTAAATCCTATATATAATTGAAACGCTTTCCATGCTTCGGGACTATTAGTTGCAATTGTTTGGTAAAGTGTTGTTTGATTATAATAAGGTAGTATATTTGGGGTATTTGCAAAATAACTATTATATTTTATAATACCTATATCATCAGCTCTGTTTAAATTAAAAGTGTTAAATAAATCTCTATTAAATGAATGACAATTACCAAGTTTTAAAACAATTGTTTTTTCCAAGAAATTTTTAATATAACTCAATACTGTTGGGAATTGAGCGTTAGCAAAAGACTTGATTCCATTATCATCATTTTTAAACCCATCAACTGCCCCAGGATTTACAACAAAAAATGTTCTCATCAAACTTTGGAAGTTGTTTAATCTCGCCAAAGTATCTAACGATAAAGTAGGTAATGAGAATTTTAAAAACTCAGTTTCAAAAATATCTAAATCATTCTTAGTAAATACTGAAAATATTTCTTCAATTGAAGAGTAATCAATTAACCCGAACGCATCCTGATTTGAAATTTCAGGGTATATCTTTTTCATATACTGTTTATGTGTCGGTAAATTCATCGCGTTGTGGTCAAAATATCCGTAGTTTGGAGAGTTCCAAAATAGCCTAACTGAACCGTTGATTGTTGGTTGATTCAAATCAGGGTCAATGGATGCCTGTGGACTATTACCAAACATCTCATAATAGTAT